TAAATAAACAAATCGAAACTTTATGGAATGAGTTCACAAAAAAACAAAACTTTGATGTAACTGGTAGAGCTTCTTTTAGAAAGTTTCAAAAAATGCTTTTAAAAGCAAAATTAGTTGATGGTGAATCACTTATAAACTGCGTTTGGACAAATGATAAAAAATTCCCACTTAAATTCCAACTTACTGAAGTAGATCAGTTTGATACAAGTAAATCAAAAAATGGAACAAATACAATTTTTTCAGGTGTTGAAATAGATAGTTATGGAAAACCAATCGGTTATCACATAAAAACTGAAATAAATAGTTTTGCTTCAAAAAGATTTGATGCAAAATACATTATCCATTTTTATGATAGTGAAAGAGCTAGTCAATATAGAGGAATTACTGATTATGCACAAACAATCAATAATATCAAAGATTTTGCAGCCTATAACGATAGTGAAATAGTAAAAAATAGAATTTTAGCTTCATTTGCAACATTTATAAAAACTCCAAATGTTGGTGGGAATATGTTTGGAGATAAAAAAACTGGTGAGAAAATGGGAAGTTCAGACCCTATCAAAGAGATTACTGCAGGAATGATTAAGTATCTAAGACCAGGTGAAGAGGTTGCAAGTGTTCAATCAAATCAATTAGGAACTAGTTACAACGATTTTATAACAAATACTATTAGAATAATAGCTGCAGGTAGAGATATATCTTATGAATTAGCTATTAGAGATTACTCAAAAGTGAACTACTCATCTGCAAGAGCAAGTTTAATCCAAGATAACAAAAGATTTGATGATGAACAAAACTTACTAGTTGAAGATGCACTAAATCCTATGTTTGAAATGTTCATGGATAGTGTTGTACTTGCAGGAACTCTAAAACTTCCAAATGACTACTGGACAAATAAAGAAAAATATATCAAAGCTGTTTGGATTATGCCTACAAGAGAATGGGTGGACCCACTAAAAGATATCAATGCAATCGAAAAAGAGATTAAGTTGGGTCTAAATTCAAGAACAAGAGCTGCTGCAGGAAAAGGTAGAAATTTTGAAGATATTATAGAAGAGCAAATCAAAGAGGAAGTAATGATTAATCAAAAAAGAAAAGATGCTAACTTAGACCCAGTTGTAGTTGAGTAATTTCCCCACGGGGAATTTTAAAAAGGAGGAAATATGCCACAAAGAAAAAAAGAAGAGATAGAAAGAAAGTTAAAAGGCTTTGATACAACTAGAAAACTTCAAGTTGAAACAAATCTAATTAATACAGAAACTAGAACAGTTCCATTTATCTTGATTTCAAAAGATAATGAAGGTGAAAGATATGATTGGTGGGCTGATGAAATCTATATAGAAAGACTTGATGTAAATGGAGCAAACTATGAAAGACTTAAGACTTTTTTTAAAGACCATATTCGATCCGTAGATTCTGCGATTGGAAAAGTTGAAAATATCAGAATTGAAGATGGAGAGTTAAAAGCTGATGTAGTTTTTGGAACAGATGAAGAGTCTGAAAAAGTATTAAGAAAATATGCAGATGGAATTTTGACTGATTGTTCTATTGGTTATAAAATCAATGCAACAACAGTTGAACAAAGAAAAGGTGAACCAACACTTGTAACTGTGACTGATTTTGAGATTAGAGAATTAAGTGCAGTTGGTATTGGTTTTGACAAAGGTGCTACCGTTGGTAGAGATTTAAATTTTGAAAAAGGAGATGACTCAATGAATGAAGAATTGAGAAAAGAATTAGAGAGTTTACGGTCAAGAGTTGATGGTTTAACAGCTGAACAACAAACAAGAAAAAAACAGCTTGAAGATATGGAAAAAGAGGCTCAAAGAACTTCAAATGCTAATCTTGAAGCAGAACAAACAAGAACAGCAGAAATTATGGATTTAGCAACAGCAGGTCAATTGACTTTAGAAAGAGCAAGTCAATTTATAAAAGATAAAACTTCTATTGATGAAGTTAGAAAAGCAATCATTGAGGACCATAAAAGAAGTACTCAAAGTGTAGTTGTTGGTGGAACTCCTGATGCTGAAAATATGATGAGAGCTATTGGTGATTCAATTGCAGCAAGAAGTGGAATAGTTGTAGATTTAAAAGACAATATGTTTAGAAATGCAACTTTAGTTGATATGGCAAGATATGTTTTAAATATCAATGGTTTTGATAGAAATGAAATTGCACAAAGAGCAATGAGTAATGACCAATTTACTTTATTACTTGGAAATGTTGCAAATAGAGTTATGGTTTCAAACTTTGAATCACAAGAGGGAACTTATGGTTTATGGACTACAAATGTAGATTTACCAAACTTCAAACTTCAAACAGATGTAAGTGTTAAAAATCCAAATGGAAGATTAGCAAAACTAAAAGAAAAAGGTGAGTTAGAGCAACTAGAACTTGATGAAAATGGTGAAGCTTGGAAGTTAGAATCTTATGGGAATAGATTTACATTTACAAGACAAATGATTATCAATGATGATTTAGGTGCATTTACAAATATCGTTGCAACATTTGGAGAAATGGCAAAAAGAACATCAAATGGTATTGTTTATGATCTACTACAAGGTAAAGGTGATTTTGCAGGTTTTAAAATGAGTGATAATAAAGCATTATTCCATACAGACCATAAAAATATTGATACAGCTGCTGCTCTTTCAAGTGAGTCTTTATCAACTGCAAGAACAAAAATGAGAAGACAAACTGATGGAAAAACTGCTTTAAATATAAATCCAAAATATTTGATTGTATCTCCTGAAAATGAAACAAAAGCAAGACAATTATTGATGAGTGAAGCTGATACAAGTGGAAATAATAGTGGCGTTACAAATATCTTTAAAAACTCTATGGATTTAATTGTTGAAGGTGAACTTGATGCAAATCCTTGGTATTTAGCAGCTGCTAGAAAAACAATCAAAACAGGAACATTAGCAGGAACTGGTGGACAACCAATCGTTCAAGAAAAAATGAAATCTGCAGGTGGAGTTGAGTTTGAGTGTTTATATGATTTTGGTGTAATGGTTGAAGACTTTAGAGGTCTTATTAGAAATTTAGGAGCTTAATTATGAGTGGAATAGTAAAAAAAGCAATTGAAAAATATGATGGAAAAGTAATTCCATTTACTTGTACGGAAGAAGTAACTGTTGGTGATGTAGTTCCAGTTGGTGTAAGTATGGTTGGAATTGCAGTTCAATCTGGTTTAGTAGGTGAAAAAATATCTTTAGAAATCGAAAAAGTATGGACAATAAAAGCAAAAGATGCAGATGTAATTGCTGTTGGTGATGTGGTTTATTGGGATGATACTTTGAATGTTATAACAATAGATAACACAGATACAGTTTATGCTGGTCGTGCAATGAGTGCAAAAGGTGCAACAGCTGGAACTGTTGATGTAAAGATTAATGTGTAATGACATTTAAAGAGATGAGAATAGCAGATTTAGTAGTGATTTATAACACTGCTGAATTTGCTAAAACTGCTATCTACAAAGAAAAAGAGATAGCAGTTTTTGAAGCAAAAGATGAGATAGATGTTTTTGATGTTCCTTTTAAAAAGTTTAAAGGAAAAGAATCAGATTTTTTGGAAATAGTTGAAGGTGAAGAGATAGAAATAGAAGGTGTTTTGTATCAAATTATGAATTTCTCAGAACCAAGAGATTTTCAAAGAACAATATCTGTTAAGGAAATATAATGGCTGATTTTTTATCAGAGCAAGATGCAGAACAAAAAATAAAAGCAATCATTCCTGAAACTATAAAAAGTCCAGTGATTGAAGTTATAAAAAGAGAAGCAGTTGCAAGAGTAGAACACAATGCAGTTTTTGCAGTTATTTTCAAACATAGTAAAGAAAACTCTTTGGCTATGACAAATGCTGTAAAAAAACTTGTTTTAGATGAACCTAAACTCTCTTTTAGTGGTTCAGAAGTTGATGAAAAATTCAACATGGAAAACAGTGCAGTTTTTATAACTGCTTTAGTTAAATAAAAATTCCCCACGGGGAAAAAGAGGTAAAAATGAAAGTAAAAGTTTTAAAACCAGTTAATCACAAAAATAGAACGGTAAAAGTTGGAGAAGTGATTGAGTTAGATGATGTTGCTGCTAAAAAACTTATTGAAGTAAAAGCAGTTGAAGAAGTAAAAGAGGCTACTACAGTAGTACCTAAAACAACAACAGGAGAAAGCAAATGATAACTGCAGGTGAAAGATATATCGGTGGTGGAAAACTATTTTTTACTGAAAATAAAGTAGGTGCAACAGAAGTTGAAATAGGTGAAGTTCAAAGTGCAACTTTAAAAATCGGAGTTGAAACAAAAG